TGTACCCCTTGCCTTATCAACCAACGGCGTAGGTGTTCTTTTTCGCATTTTGTCCCTAGCCCATATAGCTTGGAAATCTCGCTTAAAGATTTGCCGTTATTGTATTCGCTTATTGTCTGTTCTTTCATCTGATGCCAGAAGTACTTTGTTATCTTATTGTCCATCGCGTTCTCCTATTAAGGTTCAAGTTACAAGCATTATAGCACAAGCGGCTCCAGTTGTCTACTACGATTTTACTGCACCCACCCATAGCAACTATGTAGCGGAAGGTGTTGTGCATCATAATAGTGGAAAAACTTTTATTCTCTGCTATGCCCTGTTTGTACGCGCACTGAAGGCACCGAATAGCAGACACCTTATACTGCGTCTCCGTTTCAATCACGCAAAACAGTCTTTAGCTCTGGATACCATTCCTAAGATGCTTCGTCTGTGTTTCCCGAATGTAGACATCAAACTCAGTAAGGTAGACTGGTATTACACACTGCCTAATGGGGCTGAGGTATGGATTGGTGGCTTAGATGATGGCGACCGAATTGAGAAGATTCTGGGACGTGAGTTCAATACTATCTACTTTAATGAAGCCAGCCAGTTAGACTGGAAATCTATTGGTACAGTTAAAACTCGTTTAGCCCTTAAACATCCGGCATTAGTAAATAAACTGTACTTTGACTGCAATCCCCCTAACAAACGCCATTGGCTGTACAAAATCTGGATTGAGGGTAAGAATCCTGATAATGAGAACGTACCATTAGTAGATAAAGACACATACGGCTATCTGCGGATGAATCCCAGTGATAATACAGATAACCTAGCTGATAACTACATACGCAGTATATTGGATGGATTAAGTGAACGTGACCGTAAACGGTTCAGAGATGGTGAATTTACTGATGATGCGGAAGGTGCATTGTTCAAATGGGAAGATTTATGCAAGTATAGAGTAGCAAAAGCACCTGATCTACTCCGTGTTGTTATAGGTATTGACCCTGCAGTGACTAGTAATGATGGTTCTAACAATACAGGTATAGTAGCGGTAGGCGTTGCTAAGCTAGGTAAAGAAGACCACTATTATGTATTAGGCGACTATACCATGTCAGGCACGCCGTTTATGTGGGCTAAAGCAGCCATAGATGCCTATGATGCAACAGAAGCGGACAAGATAATAGCTGAAATCAACCAAGGTGGTGATCTAGTAGAGCATAACTTACGTACCCTGCGGCCACTAATACCGTATGAGTCTGTGCGTGCTACCCGTGGTAAGGCTATACGCGCTGAACCTGTAGCTACCGTATCTGAAAAAGGTAGATTGCACATGGTAGGTGAGTGGCCTGAACTGGAAAATGAGCTAACAAGTTGGGCACCTGCATCCGGTGAACCTTCTCCCGACAGACTAGATGCTATGGTATGGGCTGTACGCGCATGTATGGGTGCTAATAAGCGCATTGGGACATGGTGACTTGACAGATTACTGAATAAATAGTATAGTGCATTAACACTTTAAGGATAACTATGCCTACAAAACGGAAATCGAATAAAGCGGATACTGTGGATGTACCTGTTCAGGTAATGCGGCAGTTACTCTATGGTAACTCTACTGGCATATCTACAGGACGAATGGACTTTATGAATAGGACTGGTACGCATAACCAGTTCTCTGGTACACGCAATATACGTGAAGTTGCTGGCTATCCTGAGTTTTTAACGTACAATGACTATCTTACCGCTTATGATAGGCAGGATGTAGCAACCCGTGTTATCGAAACATATCCTGATTATACATGGATTGACGTACCTAGTATCTATGAGACAGAGAAACCTAAAGATACTAAGTTTGAAAAGGACATTAAAGCGTTATTTCAATCTGGTAATGTTATTTCTACCTTGCGTGCGCTAGATATTCTGGCAGGTATTGGTGAGTTCGGACTACTTGTTATTGGCTTAGATGACGGTGGTAAACTAGATTCACCTACTCTACCTATAGCCAAGTCACATAAAATTATGTATATGCGCCCTTATACTGAGGGTGAAGTAACCATTAAGTCATGGGATACTGATCCTACTAGTGAACGGTACATGATGCCGCAAACATATGAAGTGACACCTGCCGAATATACTGCAAAATCCTCAACACTTCCATTGATTAGCAAAAACTTTATTGTGCATCATAGCCGTTGCATCCACTTCGCAGACAATGCACTCAACAGTGTTATCTATGGTACACCCAGATTGAAACGGGTATATGACCGTTTAATGGATATACTGAAAATTGTTGCTGGTTCCGGCGAAATGTTTTGGCGTGGTGCATATCAAGGTTTCAGTTTTGAAGCAGAAGCTGACGGCGAGTTTAGCGACGATGACAAAACCGCCATGAAAGAGTCCATTCAGAAATATCTGATGGGCATGGATAGAGCAATGCTGCTTAAAGGTGTCAAAACCAATCCTCTTGCCCCTTCCGTATCTAGCCCAAAAGAACATTTAGACGCACAACTGACTATGGTGTCTATTGCTTCTCGTATTCCTAAACGTATTTTGACAGGTAGCGAGATGGGTAAGTTAGCTTCCACACAGGATGCAGCTAACTGGGCACAGCAAATCAAAACACGGCGTACAAATGTAGCATCTCCTAAGATACTGCGGCCTTTTATCCAGTTTTGTGTCAAGAACCACATTATATCTGCGCCTGTTGGTGCAGAGGATGCCTTTATAATTGAATGGCCTGCACTAGAGTTGCCTACTGACAAAGACCAGAGTGAAATCGCTATGAATTTCACTAATGCACTTGTACAGTATGCCACAAATAACCTTTATATAGTGATTCCCTTCAATCTATATCTACAGAATGTCTGGAATTATCCTGTTGACCGTGCTAATGAATTTTCGGTACAGTTTGATAAGGCTGCCTTTGAAAAACTAAGTAAAGAATTAAATGAAAAGAAGAGTACTACTGGTGTACAGACACCTAAAAGTACGAAAAATGAGACACCTGAAGCATAGTACTTGACAGAAACCATATAATTTAGTAACTTATAACAAAAGGACAATTATGGCAGAACTGGTAACTTTAGCATCAACAAAGGTAGATTCTAGTACGCTTCAACTTAAAACATTGAATGGGCGTACCTATCTCGTTGGCCCTCTCGTAATGGCTAAAGAACAGGTAATGAATGAATTGCTTTATACTAAGGATGAACTTACTAGAGGTTGCCCCGGTTGGAATGGTAGACCTGCAACGGTAGGACATCCTAAAGTAGACGGTAAATACTGTTCCGCTAATGTTCCTGCTATCTTAGAAGCGAACCAGATTGGGTTTATCTTTGATTCCAATATGGACAATGACAAGTTACGTGCGCAGTTATGGATTGACGTAACGAAACTTGATATGTTCCCTGAAGTACGGGATGCGATTGCAAACGGCGTTATGCTTGAAGTATCAACAGGTTTGATGCTAGACATGACTGCAGATGAAGGTATGTTCAATAATGTTAAATACAAGGGTAAAGCAGTGAACCATTTACCTGATCATTTAGCCTTGTTACCCGGTGAGGTAGGCGCGTGCAGCATTAAGGATGGTGCAGGTTTCCCTCGTATCAACCGTATGTTTGCAGGCAATGAAGTTGCTTTTAGTGAACGTAATCGCCTGTTACGTGTAGCATTAACTACATTGTATACTGACACATACTTTTACCTTATTGAGTTATTTGATGATAGCGTTGTGGTAGCAAAGCAAGATAAACTATTTGCACACACGTATGCAATAGACAAGGAAACAGGCAAAGTTAGTATCGGTGTTGCGGTAGAAGTGTTCCAAAAGATAGACTATCCTCCAATCACACAATTAGGAGTTAATACAATGACAGAAGCAGAGAAGAAATCGAAGGATGAAGCAGATGCACTAGTCAAGGCTAATGCAGATGCGGAAGCAGCGACTAAGGTAGCAGCAGATGAAAAGGCCAAAGCTGACGCGGAACTTGCGGCTAATGCTGAGAAGGCAAGAGTAGATGCCGAGAATGCTGAGAAGGCGCGTATTGCAGCACTACCTTCCCCAGAAGTAAATGAAGCACTAGACTTTCTTAAGTCTGAAAAGGCTAAGCTAGTTGCGGAGATACTTGCTAACAAGACAAATACTTTCACAGAAGTTGAACTGAACGAAATGAAGTTTGGTCAACTGCGTAAGATTGCTACACTAGCGACACCAACCCACGCTAATGTAGATCGGTCTGGTTTGGGTGGCCCCGGTGGTATGACTGCCAATGGGAGTGTTGTTCATGATGAATCCCCCTACATTGGGGCTTAATAAGAGGTAACTATGGCTGTAACACAAAATTCAGTTATTGTGCGCTCGTTTACTGACGTGTGGGAGGATGGTACTTTTGCTCACACTTCTTCGAGTTCAGAAGTAATTTACCCCGGATACTTGGTTTACCAGTATTCTGGTGGCATTACTACCGGCGACCCTGCTGCTCTTCCTACATACCGCGTAAATGCTGACATCAATTATCCGCCCGTAATCGTATATGAAAACGATCTCATTGGTGAGACGATTGATGATGACATTGCTTCTGGCGATTACATCCGTGTCAAGTTCCTTGCTCCGGGTGAAAAGTATGTTGTATATGGTCAGTCCACAACCGCAATCGCAGTTGGCGCCCTGCTCAGTCCTCATACAGACGGTAAGGTTATTGCGCACAGTGGGCCAGGTAACAACGCACAAACCCTATTCCGCGCAGAGACCGCAGTAGCGGCTGACGCTACCGACACCCGTCTAGTTGTTCGTGTTCTTCGCGTCTAATGAAAGGAGTATAATATGTCTTTTGCCCCATTTATGGTTAATATTGATGAAGCAAACATTCCTGTCATTGGCGACTTTAACGCTTTTGATGTGAATGCTAAACGCCCTTACCGAGGTGAGAAGCGTGCTGACCTAGCTTACATTACTGAATTTGCTGGTAATGATGACGCTGGTCAACCTGTTGCTAAGGCGCGTTGCGTCGGTGTTGCTAATTCTACTACTCTACTTCGGGATGAGTGGAAGGTTATTGACTCCGCTATTGGCGTAGCCCGTCAGAAGCGGATGAACTTCGTAAACTGGCTGATCTCCAAGGGTTGCGTAATCGACATCCCGAACGGGCTAGGCGTCACACAGTACGAATGGCAGAACATTGGGAGTCTGGACGGCGCAGACATCAGCATGGACGGCTTAAAGCAGGGTGATACTGATCGTGTTGAATACACATCGGCCACCATGCCCCTGCCGATCATCACTAAGAACTGGCGTCTAACCCTCCGCTATCTTGAGGAAAGCCGCCGTAAGGGTATGCCTATGGATACCTACTTCATGTCTGAGACGGCGCGTGTTGTCACGCAGTACGTTGAGAAGATGGCAGTTACTGGTGTTGGTAACGTCAAGTTTGGTGGCGATACCCTCTATGGTCTGCTTGATTCCCCGAACGTGTCCGCAGTTACTTCCGGTAACGGCGTGTTCACAGTAGCTTGGGATGACGCAACTGCCACGGGCACAGGTATTCTGGCTGACGTTCGTGCAATGGCACAGGAGTTGAATGATAATCTGCGTTTCGGCCCCTTCGCTATGTGGCTACCGCAGAAGTATCAGCTTGCACTCGCTAAGGATTACTCAACCGAGTATCCCAAGACGATTGCACAGCGGATTCTTGAGACTGGTATCGTTTCTGAAATCCAGTACAGCGATTACTTTACACAGTCTGGTGGTAAGGATCGCGTGGTCATGCTAGAAGCCTCCAAGGAAACCATTGCTATCGTTCGCGGTATGGAGTTCCGCGATTTTGAATGGCAGAGCCTTGGTGGATGGGCAATGGATCACAAGATTGCCGGTATCTATGCTCCGCTAATTCGCGCAGATGCGGCAGGGCAGTACGGCATCGTCAAGGCTACCTTGGGTTAAGGTTTGATACCAAAGTAGCGTCAGGGTATGCCGGTAGTAATACTGGCATACCCTTCATTATATAAGGCACTTATGATTTCAATACTTATGACACCTTGTTTTAAGACAGGTGAGTTTCAGGCACAGTACGAAACAATAAGTAAGACGATTGGGTGTGAATTTGAAGTACTATGCACACTGATTAACGGTGATCCTGAACGTGATTGGTTTGAAGCGTACTTTAAGGCAAACAATATCAGATACCTAAAAGTACCAGATTTAGGATATACTACCCTGATAAATATACTAGCAGCACGCGCATTAGGCGACATAATGTTATACATTGCGCCTAGTACGATTATAGACGAAACAGAACAAGACTGGGGTTTGAAGGTAGTTGCAGCATTAAGTGATAAGGATAGAATCTGCGGCGCGATCTTGTCACTAACACATAATGATTTATACTGCAGTGGATTAGCTATACCGCAACGGACATTTGTAACATTGGGTTATTACTGTCATCCTCTATTTGAAACACAGGTATATGGGGTAAGATGGAATGCCTCCGTCTTGACAGAGTTCAAGCGATTGTATAATATAACTTGTGGGTTTACATATCAGAATACATCTGACACAGATATGTATAAAGCGGATAGGTTACTGTTTGATATTACCCGTGCTGCGCGAATCACTGTAGCAAGCCGACTAGAACAATTTATGGAGGTCACATGACAGAGGCAACACCCTTGGTAAGTGATGCGGAATTAAAGAGTATATGCAGCGAATTAGACAGTACTGCAGTTACTACTTTGTTTATTAGTTCAGCGCACAGTATTGTATGGGAATACTTCGGTACTTCTACAAAATATACTGCTGCAAGACTAAAACTAATTGAGTTATACTTAGCTGCTCACTTTGCTGCTATTACAAATCCAGTAAGTTCATTTGAAGGTGTAGGCAAGGTGCAGCAATCTGTACAGTATAAAGTAGGATTAGGTTTACAGTACACCAAGTATGGACAACAGGCACAGATGCTAAGCGGCGGTACATTACTAGGTAAGAAGATAAGTATTACATGGCTTGGCACACTTCCTGCTGATACGGAGACTGTCTATGCAACTAATTAAGAAGTGCAGAATACATGATGCAATACTGTGGCGTAGCAAAGGCGACAATGGCCGTGGTACTAGCGTATATGAATTGCCTGTACAGATTAAATGCAGATGGGAAGGTCTTGAATCACAACAGTTTACTGCTGATAGCATAGAGCACAGGTGTAACTCACTTGTACTTGTTGACCGAGACATAAAAGTAGGCGATATACTAAAGCTAGGACTACTAACTGCAGAAGTTGGTGACACTACAGACCCTACTTCACTGGATGATGTAAACTTTGTGCGGAAAGTGGAAAAGACTCCTACACTCCGCAATGCAGATATGACTAACTTTGACAAGGTAGCATGTTACGCTTATCTAGGGCAGTAAATGGCACAACTTAGACATAGTATACTTAGTGGTGGGAAATACTCGCACGGTAGTTATGTTAAAGGACTACTGAATCCTGCTAATGGTGTAGTTCAGATACATGTCAATTCAATGGGGTGGGATAAAGTATATGCTAGGTTACGCAGTATACCCCCATCAGTACAAATATCTATTAGTGCAGCAATGCGGAAAAACGCAAAGAGTGTAGCAGAAACCGCAAGAGAAAACGCGCCGGAAGATACAGGCGACTTACGAGAAAGCATAAAGGAAGTACCGACAGCGAATCCGTTAATGTGGACGGTAGAAGCAAACACACCGTATGCCTACTTTGTAGAAGATGACATACATACAAGTTACTTGAAGAATGGGCCTCCCCCACCCTCTGTATTTGGTGACAGTGAAGGGCAAGGGCCACCGCAAGGGGCGCATTACATGGAAAGGGCCATTGCTGACACGGAAACGGCCAGTAGTGACGCTTTGTGGGCGGCGGTAAATGTAGGTGTAGCTAAGGCTTTGACAATGGCAACAAGGGGCGATGGCGCAAAGCTAGATTTTAAGACAGGACGGGCTAGAGGTGCATTTGACTTTTTAAAGTCTGCTTATAAGGCGGGTATGCAGGTTGGTTATGCAGAAGGGGGTGGAGCATGGAGTCATGTTACACCTTTAGACATGGCAATAAGAGGTTTTGAATGAAAAGTTGTGCGGAAGAAATCATGGATTACTGTGCTAGTAAAGGCATAGGCAAGGTAGGCGAAACCCTGTTTTATCCTCGTGCTTTAGACAAGGCTAAGGAAGCAGTTGTGTTTACTGACCCAGAAGGTGGTAAGTTTGAACGCAGACTAGACGCTATAGCCTATGAACATGACTTAGTAGACGTATTTGTACGTACTGATACCCCTAGTCGGGGATATGAGTTAGTTGACAGGATTCGTGTTGTTGTTGAGGCTATTAAAGGCTATATTAGTCCGGATAAGACTAAATATGAATCTGCATTACTTGTATCACCCCCTAAACTGATTTATGGGAAAGCAGACATGTATATACACTGTTTCCTTATAAAAGTCATGAGACGCAGTGTGCGTACTTGACGTTATCACTGAATAATGGTATTCTTAAATAAACCCTAACTAAAGGAGTTATTATGGCTGATATTGGAAAGAACGCATTTGAACCGTCCGGTACTACTATGACTATCGGGTCATGGACTGTTTACGGAATTGAAGTTACCCCACCTGCTTGGGATGGTGGTGATGCTATTGATATTACTACGCTAGGTAATTCAGGCTACAAGACTAAGATGGCACAGACATTAAAGGATATTGGCGAATGTTCCTTTAGTGCGCACTATGACCCATCTGTTTTTGCCTCTGCACCTATCAATACGAATGGTCAGGTTGTCATTACGATCCCTAACTGGGGTGCGTTGACGTTCTACGGATACCTTCGTAGTCTGACACCTTCCGCTCTTACAGTTGGCGAAGCTGCTAAGATGGACGGCGTTATTGTTGTTACCAATACCGTTATTTCTGGTGTTGGCTCCGCTCGCACGATTACTGAAACCGCCCCAACTTGGTCGTAAGATAAGAGAAAGATTATATGATTATTTCTGATGTATCAGCACTAAACAAGTACCTAAGCAAGCCTAAAGCCGTGAAGCTGGATGAGGACACCACTGTCCTTGTTAAGCAGTTACGAAACGCGGAGCTTGTTGCATTGCAGGAAAAGTGCAAGTCACTAGAAACTTCGGAAGATGGAGCACAGAATACCCAACCGATTGCCGAGTTACTGGCTTCACTACTTGTAGATGAGAAGGGTGCGCTACTGTACACTACGCCTGAACAGATTGCTGACCTTGCTAGTAATGTAACATTAGATTTCATTCGTGTATTCTTCCTGCGTGTATGGGAAGCGTATGGGTTTGGTGAGAAGGAGTTGGCTTCTGCGGAGGCGCAATTTCCACTCAAACCCAATCCTTAAGTTTAAGTTTAGGTTAGCTATGGCATTGGGGCGTACAGTGGAAGAACTGGATGCCTCAATGACCACAGATGAGTTTTACCAATGGATAGCGTACTCCTCGCTAGAACCTTGGGGTGAAGATCGTGCAGATTGGCGGTCAGCACATACTAACGCTTTACTGAGTAGTCTGTTAGGGTCGGGCAAGAAGCAAATCAAAATCACTGACTACCTGTTAAAGTTTGAGAAACCTAAAGTTAGACCTGATGCAGGACTATCAGTTAATGAGCGGAATAAGTTAGCATTACAGCGTATGTTTCCTACGAGTAAGAAAGGATAAGCATGACAAGTTATCTTGGTGTTATTCGTACGGTGATGCTGGCTGATACGTCGCAATTCAACCTTGCTATTCGTAACGCATCTAATGAGATGCGCACGAGTGCTATGCGTATGCGCACGTCTGCACAGTCTCTCGTTGGTATCGGTGCAGCACTCAATCTAGGTATCACAATACCCGCTTTACTCGCTGTCAGGGCGGTAGCTAAAGCGGGTATTGAATTTGATACTAACATGATGAAGATCAAAAATGTTACTGATATGACATCAGCATCATTTTCTGACTTCAAAAAAGCGCAACGTGATCTATCCTTTTCTATTGGTGTATCCCAAATCGAGTTATCAAAAATTGGGTATCTTGCTGGTCAAGCACAGTTAAAGTCTACTGCACAGCTTATCAATTTCCAAAAAGCTGTGTCCATGTCACAGATTGTATATCCTAGTGACGCTAAACCAGAAGATGTAGCCTCCGGTTTTATCAGTGTGATTAACTCTTTTGGGGTTAAAGAAAAAGACTATGAACGTACAATGGCTGAGATGATTCAGACCATTAACTTAGGTACGATCTCATGGCAGGAATATTCCAGTACGATTCAACAGGTGGTAGCACTATCATCTAGCTTCAAGTCTCCTACCGCACTTAAAAACCTTAATATAGCGGCGGCTATAGCTACACAAGGTGGTGTACGTGGCCCACAGGTTATGACCGCCTTACGTAATGTTTACACCCGTATTTATAAAGAGAGTGGACGGGAAGGATCAGGCTTAAACTATGTCGCGCAAACAAAAGGGTTTAAAAACGCAGCGGATATGTTTAAGGCCCACGATTACGATTTATTGTCTTACCTTAAAGACGCTACAGGGCAAGGATTGTTTGCTACACCAGAGTTCCTGCAAGCCATAAAGTTAGGGTCACGTGAAATTACTACGGGTGCTAAACTTGCTAATGCTGATCCTGCTGTAGTTGAAAGAACCAAGAGACAATATGATAGGGCATTATCTGACTTCTTAGAAAAGTATGAAGAGGCGGTAAACTCTCCTATCAATATAATGAAACGGTTTGGCAGTGCATATAGTAATCTGAAACTAGAGTTTTGGTCTACTATGGGGCCGACCATACTAAAGATAACTTTAAGCCTAACTGAGTTTTTGAAGACCTTATCTAGATTGCCAGAATCAGCTAAAAAGTTACTAATATTGGGTGTTGCCTTAGCGTCTTTTGGCTCTATGCTTGTGCTATTTGCAGGTATGTTAAAATCTGCAGTAATGACATTAGGCATTCGTAAAAAAATACAAGAAGCTGCCTTAGCAGGAGAAGGTACGGTTGAGGCGGTAAGTGCATCCCGCGCAACTAGAGCGGCATTACAAGAGCAGATACTTAGGGCTAGATTAGCAAGAGCAAATGCGCTTACTGAAGCGGTGTTGGCGCGTAATGCTGCAACCGCTGCAAAGAATACGGCAAGTGCAGCTAAGAACATGGGGAAAGCTGCTGCCACTGCAAAAACTGCTGCTGCAGCAATGACAGTAGCCGAGCTGATAAAAGCAGCAAAAGCCGCTGTTGGTAAAACAAGTCCATTACGGAGAGGCACAGCCTTCGATCATTCTGCTTTAGTATTACGTAATCCTAATATGAGGGGGACACGGTCTACTAAGTATTTCCGCAACATGCTTGGAAGGTTTTTACCTATGCCCATAGGCGGGAGAGGCGTTACGCAATTCCCTCCTGCTGTGCGTAATAGTTATACCGGTTTCTATCCTGCTGCTGCACGCGCCTCCAGTGGCCTAATGAATATTCCTACCCCTAGTCCATCAAGACACCGTAACCCCTCCTTTGCCCCTTACGTTGGTTCAACAGCAATGTTCTCAGGTACTATTCCGCGTTTCTTTGAACGGTTAGGTGCAGCACTAATAACCTTTACTGCAAACATAGGTAAATGGACTGTAATTGCATTACGTTTTGCTGGAATTGCTGCATTAATCTATACTGTATTTAAAGGCTTATGGGACGCATTAGCTGTAACTTTATTCCCTGCATTAGAGAGTTTTGGTGTTAAGATTGAAGAAGTTGCAGATGTAGTTGGGTATCTGACCAAGGCTATAGACCTACTAGCTAAGGCATTTGCGGTACTATTCGTTACGCTTACACATGTAATTGAGGGAATATTCGGATTAACATTCAGATTAGTTGAGTCCTTCTCATGGTTATTTAACACTTTAGCGCAAGTATCAAGAGGCCAGTTAGGAGCACAGGCAAATCCACTTGAAGCAGAAAAACGAGCTAAGTGGACTAAACAGGGTATCTCAAAAGAAAAGCAAGATGAACTTCTAGCTAAAGAAAAACGATTACACCCTGAACTTAATCCTTGGGATCAAATAAAGGCTATATGGAAGAAAGGCATTAATCCTACAACTGAACAGGAGAAATTAGAGGACTTATTAAACAGGTTCAGTAAGGACACACCGCCGCAACTAAAGAACATGTATGATGCGATTGATGCAAAGGCTAAGGAGGATACTATTGCTGTAAACAATGAATTAGCTACTGCACCGTCCTCTAAATTCGCGGACTTTGCTGAATATGGCACACAAGCAGGATTCAATGCCATACAAGAAGGGCGTACAGGAGCGGCAGAGGAAATTATGAAACTACGGGAACAGGCCGCGCAACAGCATATAGAGCAGATTACTGCCATTGCGGAGAATGCGAAAACGGTAGTAGCAAAGTTAAACACCACAAACGATATACTTGATAAGTAAAAGAGGTATGTATGGCGTCAGATGTTGAAGTGATGGAAGTAACTAGTAAGGGTGATTCTTTTGGATTCAGTTTATCTGAACCAAAGGTACTGACTGCGGATACTGCACATGAAGCGACTAGATACTTTATAATTAATACGAAGGGTGGGGTACGTGCGCCGAATGATGTTTATTTACTGTTACCTAAAAAGGGTGACGTACACCCTGAAATAGCTGATTGTTACGTCAGTGACGTGACATGTAAGGTTACAGACGATGTACATATATATCAGGCGACAGTAAACTATAAATGGGTGAATCCTGCCCCAACCGATCCTAATTACCCTTGGTTACAACCAGCAGCCATTTCATTCAGTACAGACACGTCCATTACCCGCGCTATGGATATGTCTTACTTACAATTTGGTGTTCCACCTGCCTCGCCCGGTGCTGCGGGTTCACCCGGTACTTTAATAGAAGATTGTACCCCGGCTAAACTGATAAATATGACTGTATTTGCTGGTGATGGTATAAACGCAACTATCCCCATTGTGAATGAGCCATTGCGTGAGCAACCAATGAATCTCCCGGAGGAACCTGTAACCTCAATAGCAATTACTATATCCTGCGCCATAGAGGGAGGTGGGGGGTTAAATAAGACTGCACACCATGATATATCACAAGCAGGGTTACTCACCTTACTAGCCTGTTCTCAAACTGTATATGGGGATGTTGTTGCAGTTGGTAGACTTCCTATGGCTATACAAGGGTATACAATAAATCAATTTTGCGGGTATATTACTGATATTAAATGTGAGGCCATGTGGTACAAAAGTGAGATCATGGATGATACATTTGCGTACTACAAAGTAGATATTACTCTCTTAGATAATCCTGAAACATGGATTAGAAAACTTATTAATCTTAGTTATAACTGTATAGTAGACGGCAAAGTAACCGCTATGACAGTTACTGACGGTAAGAATACGATACGGTCAAAGATAAGTAAACCAATGCGGATAAATCCAACAGGTGGGGCAGCACTTGATTTGGATATGGCTACTGGGATACTATATAACACCACATCAGGACAAACTCCCGGCCCAACGTACACTTTACTGCACTTAACGAAACGGTTAAGTGACTGGGCAGCATTAAAAGCGTTCCTTATTACACGTAACGTAGATGTAATCTAGGTTAAGGTATGGTACTTACCCGATCACGATATAATGCGATGCAAGCCGACATTCAGGCTGCGAGTGTACAACGTGTCCCTACTAATACAGAGACACAAAGTACAGAGACTAACTATGTCTATATCGCCAAGGTAACGCTATCTACTTCAAGCTCTGCAACGTCATACGACCAGATATATGTATACCAAGCTGATATTCTATGGACACAGTTTGGTAAAACGAATTTAAATGTATGGACTACCAATAGTACGATTAAGGCAGGACAAACGGATTTACTGCTATCTAACTATGATTTAGCTGTACATGGTTCAAATGTGGTATATGTACCTTGTGTGCAACGCGGTATCTACTTTGAGAACATAACAACCGCCCCTGCATCATTACTTTGGAATCCGGTAATCACCCAGTATGTAGCACCTGTAACTGCAGACCCAAATGCAATACCACCAGTTGTCGGTGTAACTGAAGTACAACCTAGTGTTACTTTTACTAACTGTATATATCTTAGGTCACCTGTATACAAACTGCTTACTGATCCTGTGTTTTCACTGACATCTATTACTGCATCAGGTACATATTACTGTGGTGTAAAAATCAGTGTTATAGACGGTTCTATAGGTAGTACGTTACTGCTAAGTACAACCTTAAGTAACGTAGTATACACTACTTTAGATGCAGCAAATGCAGACGCAGACTATATGCGGTTGCTGATATGCAAGTTAAAGTACGATTCAGGTAAAAAGAAGTGGACACTAGTACTTAAATATGTAAATTCCGTACCGGAACTAGGTTTGTATGCTTAGTAAGAGGATATTATGACTGTTCGACAATATGCAATGGGAGTGGTAGTTTCAGCCGGGGTAACGATCACAGGTGTCCTGTGGTATCAGAACCGTATGCCTTACATAGCTGGTGAGGATATTACTGCTTGTGTTGCTGCTGCAGTTGAGCGTAAATGGGTCACGGACTGGATTACACCGTCTTACACTACAACAGTATTTAGGAAAGCATCTGATCTAGTACTAGCCGCAGACTTAATGCGAAAAGCTATTACTAATGCCAATGTGATATACCTAGACCCTAGAACATGGGATGAGGTAAGTGGTCTTGACATGGCTGTTAGTCATACATGGAGTGGATTACCCTATAGTATTGGTAATCAAGAGTATTTTCGTTCTATTACATTAGCAACACCTCTATCTACTTTTATGAACGGTATTGCATTAGCAGATAAAGTAACACCTTATTCTATTACCACAAATATAGTTGAGGTATTACACCAAAATCTTGTAATCGTATCACAAACCCCTACCACGTACCCAGATTGGCCGTCCACAGGACGCACGAATGGGACGATATTTACATATCAAATAAATCCGGTATGGGGTATGGGTGAGTATACTGATGGAAATGCGAACTGGCAACCTATATGGTATAACGAATGGGTAAGCGATCTGTGGTCTACGTATAGTATTTCTGGTGAAAATGTGTGGGTCAATTATAGTGGAAGTGTGACTGGGGATTATTCCTCAGGGTATTATTATGATGAGGGTATTGTCACTATCGGATACCATAATAGCTATTCACCGTCTACATACACCACAAACTATGTAGTAATAAATGCTAGTACAAATCTGCCACTATATGCCCACGGGAAACCGGGTGATAAAATGCCTGATGTTGAAAAGATTAAACCATTAATCGGCAACACTAACAGTTGGTGGGCCTACAAAGGCTTCAATGAACCATACGCTATGAATCAGGTAGAGACAAATGGCAGACCACTTTACTTCATAACTACAAATGGGCTTAATCAACTGCGTAAACTCGCTACTAATATGGTACGAACGGTAGATTTTGACTTTCCCTGCTCAAATAATGCAGTTACTTGGAGTACTGCTGCTTCCCCTATTGTTCAATGGTACAGCAATACTTCAAATGATTTAGATACGGTATGGTCTAGTGCGGTTACTGCTATGCAAAGTGGGGTAGCGGTTACAAATTATACGGAAGTTAAAACCACATTACTGGGGCATATAACTGATTATGACGCAAGTACCTTTCTACTCACTGGCTACATGTATGGTACAAATTACAACCATTTTGCGTATGTAGGTATTAGCAATAGGCGGTTTGAATACACGATGCCCACAATACCTGTTTTAGCATACACCAATGGGTATATTAAACGTATGCGCGTCTACGTTCAGTACGAGGTCACTGGGCCGCAATATATGACTTCCCTATACAATCTGCGTTACTATTTGCGGTACGTGCACAATACGCCACCGCTATACACACCAACAGAGGGGTTTGCTACCAAGACTGATGAGAATGTTGCTGACAGATTAGGATGGGATTATACATTCGGAACTGGTACTCCTTCGCTTGATGTCCCCACAAACATAACTGACGATATTTCTTTTGATGTTTCGGCTTTGGCTACTAATCGTGTATGGGTGTTAGTAGCAGATGTAAACAATCCAACAACACCCCCTTCTTTCTCATTAGGCCCAAGTGACTTAGTGTCAGCCGCATACACCTATCCTGAACCAAATTATGGGTATAACTGGGACTTTGCAGTACAGTATAGAGCAAAGCGATACTACACATATATAGTCCATTCCGCACTTGTAATAGACTGGGACTTTAAAATCTTTGGCGATACAGAATATGTACCAGAGGCATATAAACCAGCATGGACTACAAATAATATCCCTCCGTGGAGCACAAACAGCCCTTGACTAATCCGCAGTAATGCGCTACTATATTTTATAAGGAGCAATTTATGGCAGGACGCACTATAATTTCCTACTATGACATAGATCGTAATCGGTGGTGTGAATCTGACGGTTCAGCCATCCTTGAACGGCATTTCCCGTATTTCAACCTGTATGAAACCCCTGTACTAGTCATAAACCTTATCAATAGTGACGCAGACCCAGTAACTATATTGCCTAATTCCACATTCCAGTTTGTTGTAACAGATATGGATTATGACCCCATTGCAGTACCTATGACTGGTTGTGTCAATAACGAAGCAGATTATGAGGACGTAGACCCAGATAACGGTATATTTAGCTTTAGACTAAACTTTGCAACAGAAGAAGCAGAGGACTTACTGGATGGATACCGCAGACTACCTGTAGTAAGCAGCCTAAACATCATAGCACCTACTACTAGTTATAATATTAACCTAATCGGTGACTCCATCCTTAACAAGGTATATAAGGACACCGCTTCCGTGATACCCGTGGGGGTAGCGTCACAGTATAGGGTGAATCCCAATGACGGTGGAGCGGATATTTGGGACTACGGCCAGTCGGCATGGTTACGGCCAGTACTTAACAATGGCATCCTCTCATACTATCCTGCCCCATAAGGAATTATATGAAATACTTAATATCTACATTTATACTGCTAGTTAATGCTGCATTTGCAGTTCCAGCAATTCCGACGAACGCAGTTACCGCAGAAACTGTAACTGTACTGTATAACACGAACAGAGTTGCCTCACTGGGGCCAAGTAACGCCGTTACTCTCATAAACAGTATGATTAGGACTAATGCTACAGTCACTGGTATTAGTAACGCCGTTGTGGTACTGCAAAGTAACACCAACAACTGGAACACGGCTTATGGTTGGGGTAATCACTTTGGGTTATACAGGTTAATTGACTGGGTTCCCGGTTGGAATGACGTAACTAATAAGCCGTCTACATTCGCGCCTGCACCACATGATTACACGTCTATAACTAATCCACCTTGGGCTACTACTAACTACACCGACGCCGTGGCCGCTGGCAAGGTCGGCACGAACGATCCCGCCTATCTCGCCGCCTGCACCGGGTCAGTCTACTACGCCGGGTTGACGACGTTCACTTCCAACCGCGTCGTGTGGATCGGGACGAACGCATTTGCAGCAGCAGCACAAACGAACGTCACCCATAACTCACTACTCGGCATCGAAGGCGCGGGGACGCTGCACGTGTCGGTTGGTCAGACGAACCTGATTAAGACCGCATGGCAGAACCCGTCCAGCGCAACAAACTGGACGTGGACTAGCGATGGCACACAGATCACGCTGACAGGCTACACCGGCCCGGATGATGTAGTTATGCCAAAAGAGTTGGATGGTTTGCCGGTAACAAGATCAGAGGTTCAATGGCCGTTTCCGTCTACAATTACAATTACAAGTATTACTGGGTCGATTTTGTTTGAAGGTATAGTTGAGTGGAACTCATCCGCAATCCACGATATGCCTGCACTCAAATCGGTGTCCTTTACCTCGATCACAAACATAGGCCAGAATGCATTTTCCTATTGTCCGGCACTAACCGCTGTCTACTTCGGGCAGAACGCTATGCCTGAAGCAGAAGGAGTATATTTCGACACCCCCAACGTCACGAACTACGTCACCAGCAGCACCGCAACCGGATGGGGCGCTACGTGGTGCGGTCGGCCCGTGGTGCGGCTGCCCTTGTACACCGACGAGTTGCGGGTAAGAGGGACGAACGTCACCGACATGATCACGGCCGCGACGAACCCGATCCCCAGTTGGATCACGGCCGCGACGAACCCGATCCCCAGTTGGATCACGTCCGCGACGAACGCCACGTGGATAGCCACCACGAATGCCATTCAGATCGCGTCCAATGGTTGCTACGTCTTAATGACCAACGCACTCACCGGGGCGACGAACTCGCTGTGGATAGCGTTCACGAATTACAAAGGCTTCGTCAGTACAACCGACCCAGCCTATCTCGCGGCCTGCACCGGGTCCGTCTACTTTGCCGGACTGACGACCTATGTTTCCAACCGCGTGACGTACATCGGGACGAACGCGTTTACGGGCGGCAGCAGTGGGACGCAGACGAACGTCGCCCATAACTCACTGCTGGCCATCGAAGGCGCGGGGACGCTGCACGTTTCGGCGGCAGAGACGAACCGGATCGAAAAATCTTTGCAGTTCGGAACTTCGGAGGGAAAAGTACTGCTGTCTATTGGGGTTGCTGGGTACGACCAAGGTATAGGTTCAGTAAACGATTTGGTGGACCCAAGCCAAAACCCTGCGGCTGGGTATCTTTTCAGGTATGTCGACGGATTGTCCACAAAATATACACTGTATGATTCTGGAAACTTCGCTTCAGGGACGCACTATCTATCTCCAACGGGAAACGTCGCATCAGTGAAAATCAACGGCACCAACCTGACGACGCTGCTCGACGGCAAGGTTGCGACAAACGACACGCGCGTCGTCAACGCCCTGACCAACTTCAACGACGCAATCCACGGAACACGCGGCGGTCTTAACCTTCACGCGCTCGCAGATGCAAACGGCGCGGGGTTCTACAGCGCGGATCACTACAAGGCCGTCGAGAGCATGAAAGGCCGGACGAACGCCTTTGAGATGGCCGTGGCGCACACGAATCGCAGTGACAACCCGCACGCCGTAACCCCGGCGCAGATCGGCGCGGTATCAAACACCCCGGCAGGCATCGCGGCGGCGGGTGGCATCGTTACGAACAGCATCCCCGGCCCCGGCTGCACAGACCTTGGCGCGACTCCAACAGTGACGATCACCGGCTTGACCGTATCGCAACGCGCCGCGCCGACTGGCGTTTACACGGTGAGCGTCGCACAGGCGGCTAGTCGGTACACCTACGCGCTGGAGGTCGTATCAACGAACCCTTGCACGCTCGCAGCCGGGCTTAATCTGCAAGGCTCATGGACGATCACCGGGACAAACATCCTCGCCATAGTGCCATGCACCGGCACGCTCTGGCGCGTGTACGGGAGGGGGCTGTAATGCGTAGGGCCGTTTTAACAACCGCGCTATGGGCCGTTTGCGGGGCAGCGTTGGCGTTCGACGCATCGCCGTTGTTGCAGTGGATCACGGCGGTTACAGGCGTCTCCGCAACGGGCGGCAACATATCCTATTACTCCACAAACGGCATCAACTTCCGCGTCCACATATTCACGAACAGCGGCACGTTCACGGTCACGGCGGGCGGCAGCGTTGACGCTCTGATTGTTGCTGGCGGTGGCGGGGGTGGTACTTATGCTGGCGGTGGGGGTGGAGCGGGTGGCTATGTTCAGAGTAATAGCGTCGCCATTACAACAGGAGTTTATGCGGTATCAGTTGGTCAAGGTGGTCAAGGTGGTGCTGCGGGCGCCACTGGAAATACGTGCGGAGGGTATTCTGGTAGCAACTCAACTTTTGCCAGTCTCTCTGCTACTGGTGGTGGCGGCGGTGGTAGTTTTAGGCAGTCTGATAACCAGACACAACCTGCGCAGGCTGGAGGTTCTGGTGGCGGTGGTCCTGGGTATGTATTTGGTACTTCAACTGGCGCTTCTGGTATCAATGGGCAAGGGTACAAAGGCGGAGACGGAAAAACCGATGGAACATATCCCGGTGGTGGCGGTGGTGGCGCATTTTCTGTCGGCTTAGATGGTGTTATCGCCGTAGGTGGAGGAAATGGTGGTGGTGGCAAAACTAACAGTTTATGCGGTATCACGTCGGTTTATTCTGGCGGCGGGGGAGGCGGCACAGGAGCGGCAGGAACGGCAGGCTTAGGTGGGTCGGGTGGTGGTGGCAATGGTTCGGCATCTTTGTCGAAAGCATCCGACGGGATCGGAAATACAGGCGGCGGTGGTGGCGGTGGTGGCGGGTATGCAGGCACCCCTGGAGACGGTGGCGGTAATGGCGGCTCTGGCATCGTGATTATAAGGTATGTTCAATAAACAAAAGGGGCCATATGAGCGACACGACAAGGCAGCAGGCGAGTTTTGGTATACATTCCGTGCGTGAATGTGCGAACCCAAGTATGCCCATTTACACGGTCGTCCCGCGCATTTCGTATGATGCGCCAAAGCCGTTTGATCGTTTAGCCTGTTGGAGAGCGATTGCAATTTTCCAGAGCCAACAGGCAGCGGCGGCAGCGGCATCGTGATAATCAGGTATCGCACAAACTAGGAACCACCGAACACCGTAAAGGAATTTGATATGTCACCTCGCAAAATGGCACCAAAAGATTTACGCCTGCTTACCATGACAACCATGATATGCAGTATAATGTTTGCAGTATCATTGGCCTGTGCAGGTATAACTGATGAGGCATTATCTGCGTCACAGCAGGTTGAAAAGATGTCTATTGTAGGTGTACTGGCATTTGGCCTTATGGCATCTATGGGACTAAACATATATTTAGTAAAGATTCATGATGGTAAGTACACCGAGTTAATCCAAACCGCAGTATTAGCTATGCAGACATGCCATGAAAGCAGGGATAAGTGGGAGCGGGAACGAGAACAGGAACGGTTATTGCAACAGGCAAGCAAGAAAGGTTAGCAACATGAAGCGAGTACTGATTATGTTATGCTTAGTTACTTCCGGTTGTGTAGGTACGTATGTGCATGTACCAAAGAAAGTAACTGTGCTGCGGTGTGCCGTGATTTATAAGTCTGAGTTTAGGGTTACTGAAAAGGGGGTTGAGTCATATAATGGTAAACCTGATGTGGATGCGATCAAGGCTGTAACTAATGTAAGTTGGTGGACTAGACTAGCAGCATTGTTCACAGGGGGCTGAGTATGGTTTATGGTAAAGACTTTTTCGTACTAGACCCAATCACAGGCGAGAAACTGCCCCTTGTCCTATCTGCTAAGGGCAAGCGACCTGTTATCTTACAGCCTGAAACACATGCTTTTGCCTATCCTGATAACGGTAGTAGGGGATTCTGGCTTAAGCGCGATTTTACCATTGTATGCTGCTTCCGTGGCAAGTGGTATAAGATGACTGTCAAGAAAGGCTTTGACTTTGACGGCGCATCTATTCCACAATGGGCATGGTCTGTTGTAGGTGACCCCCTAGCACTTACCATCTTAATAGCAGCCTTATTCCATGACATCCTGTTTTGTGTAAATGATCCGGAATGGCCGTTATCAGTCACCAACAAGTTATTCCTTGAAATACAACAGGCTATTGGGTCATGTTGGGTAAAGCGCAATACAACTACTAAAGCGGTACAGGCTGCAGGTTGGGCAATGTGGAAGAAGGATGAGGCATACAAGGCAAAGTATCGCCCGTTCTTGGATATAGTAGTAATAGATGCACCAGTTGTCGTATAAATTCTGTCTTTACAGAGGCAGATAAATAGTGTACAGTATTGTATATCAACTAGAAGATAGTTGTTTGTTATTGGGTAAACTCACGAAAGGGCATAAATCTATGAAGAAACTTTTACTTGTTGCTGGTATGGTTCTTGTTGGTATGGGTGCACAGGCGGCAAACCTTGTTACAGGGCCAGATGTTTTTAAGACGGTACAATGTGCTGGTGTCAGCACAATTACTGTTGACCGTGCGCAGGAAGTATGGATTCCTGTTGGTGTTGCTATTGATGTTGGTAACGGCACAGAAACCAGCACCAATACACTTTCATTCCTTCCTACAGACGGGACTACACCCTTCCGTCTACAGAGCATTGTAATGGTTGGTGGGGCAGAAACTAACACATCCCTTAGCGATTATCCTGCCCTAGTATACGGTGACAAGCTGATTCTTGCTCCTGACCGCACTACCACTACCAATAAGTTTAGCGTCACACTGATCAAGCAAGTAATCCCACG